ATTGAGTTCCTTTTCTTCTGCTTCAGAATCGCTGTCGCTACTACTACTCTCGTTGTGCATTACCTTTACCACTTTCTTAAGCAACTTCTCGTCTCCTTTGAAATGTTTCTTAAGTCTTGATAATAGAGAGGGGTCTGCACCTCGACCAGCAATAAGTCCTTCTCTATTTCTAATGCTTTTATTCTTACCCTTATCTTTACCTTTCTTGCCTACGTAAGATAATTTACCTCGCTGTCTAGGGTCGTTTGCCTGTGGTCTCGGGTCGTAATCGGGGAATTGTCGTTTCTTCCTCAAGAATAATTTAATTAGCAACCCTCTCAATTCCCCGTAAGACGGTCTCACTCCTTTGTTTTCAATTGCGTTATTAAGCGTATTTAATTCTGACTCTGTTGCGTATTCATTCAAAGCGTCAAATATATTTGCTGCGAATGCTCCAATCCCTAGAGCATCATTCTCAAATCTATCGGCAATCTCGTTATAATAAGCGACAATTTCCTCGCCGTTTAATGTCTGTCTTGCCTGTTCGAACGCCAAATCGGTTTCTGCTCTTGCCGCCTTCTTACCTTCTTCAATAATGCGAATCTTAGCATTTATTTCCTCACTAACCTTATTATTATCGATATTCGGGTTATTCTCGCTGAGTTTAATCAAATCTCGGTAGATTTTCACGAAATCGTTTATCTTACCCAAATCTGTGAAATAATATAATTGTTTGACTAGACGATTCACAATTTGCATTAAAGTAATGTTGTCTAATGCTTCGTCTGATAAATATTCAGTTAAAGATGATATCTCATTTCTGTCAATAAATTGTGCCTTTGTCAGTAGTGTCATTATTCTTTTGATTACTTTCATCCTATCATTCTGAGTGACGGCAATTTGCAAATTACTGAAAATATCGTCGCTAGGTAAAAGGGTTTGATATAATTTAAGCAAAGATATCGCCGCATCTATAGCACCCATTACATTAACATTCCTAGCGAATCTGCTTCTTTGAGTATCCAACGCAGCAACTAACCCGTTTATCTCCACTTCGTTTGGAACCGCAGCAACTAATGCGTCTAATGATGTGATTCCTCCTACAGGAACATTAGCGATATCTTTGCTAAACTTCTTACCCAAATTGGTATCGAGGTCGTCAAATGTATTGTCCAAATAATCCTTTAAGAAACCTGGTGTGATTACTGATTTGTCGTAGTTATCTAGCAAATCTTTCTTCAATCCTTTGAAAATCGAATTAAAATCCGCCAAACGATTGCTGACGCTCAACCAACTCGTCAATTGACCTGATTCAGCATAGGTAAATCCTAATTCAGCGAGATTATCTAGTACCTTTTTCTCTAATGAAACTCTGTCCTTTTGTATTTCCGCTGCTGTTCTGTATTGCTCGGGTATTCTTTTCACCTCCGTCTCCTTCACACCTGCTTCCTGCTGCCTCTTTTGATTAACACTTTCATTCGCAACTTCTAAATCGAGCAATTGCTTCTGCAACTCCTTCTTAGATTTTAAATCTTGAATACTACGAATATTCCCGATAAGCATAATATATACTAGGAGAAGATAAAAAATTACTTCTTAGCATCCTTTTTCTCTGATTCAGGCGAAATGTCGAATATTTCATTAAAGTTCTTTCTAAACCTATTCTCTGGTGACTCTTCTAAATCAACTAATAGAAAGTCTTGCTTGTTCTCCTTCGTAGCAGCGTCGTATATCTCCTTCAATTCTTTTTTATCAACCCCCAAAGAGTATTCGTTAAGTATCCTAAATAAATCCTTTAGTGTATTAAGGCGTTTAATGACTAGATACGTGAGATTTTGTCTAATCATTCTCGGTACAGCGAAATAACTCTGACTGATATAGATTAAACTACAATTCAACTTTCTCGCTCTGATGAAGTACTCCTCGAGTGCTTTTTGATTCTTCTCTAGAACCAAATCGTCGAGTACGATAAGTGTCTGCTCCTCTTTATCCAATTTATCTAAATCTGGTGCCGAAGCAATACCTTCTGAAATAGATAACCCTTTCTCCCCTAGTTTGTCTTCTAAGTAGTTGTAGATAGGTTCGTCTTTATTTTTCGTCACAATATAGATGTTATTGAACGTGTCTCCGAAGTTGTGGAGTATATTTAGAAATGTTTGAGTCTTACCTGCTCCTGAACCTCCGATAATAAGCATTCGAAAAGGAGTCTTAATCCCGTGAATCTCGTAATTGGGGTTGTGTTGCTTTAGCAGAAACTTTTTAGGAATCTCCTTATACCAGTCAATCAATACTGCTTCCGTCTTCTTTGGTTTTGGCGGCATATTATATATTAGCAGAGATATAAAATATTAGAACTTCGCTAAACTTTATTTTGTTTGTATAGTGTATAATGTCAGTCTATCCTCCTCCAACTTTTGAAGAATATTTGTCTGTGTTTAATCCCGCTGATTGGGGTGCTGGTTCTAGTTCAGGACTTGATATTGCTTATTTGAATGCTAACTACTTGAAATATCCAGTTGCTCAAGGGACAGAGACACTAATAGATGCGAATGTTTCGGGTGTATTGGGTATTAGTAAATATATTGCTTTCTCTGACGGAACTAGGCAATCGACTGCTAGTCCTGGTCTAGTCAATATTGTCGAATACGGTGCTGTTGGGAACGGGACAACCGATTGTACGACCGCTATAAATAATGCACTTGCTGCTTTAGGTGCAGGTTATAAAACATTATATATACCTCAAGGTAGATTTAAGATTACCGCTGGTATTACTTTTCCTACTCTTACAAATGCTAATATTTTTAGCGAAGGTGAGATTGTTATTGGTGCTAATAATGTGACTGCTTTCACCTTTGTTAATCTTAATAAGTTCTCAATTAACGGTCTTCTTTTGATTACTAATGACGGCGGTTATACAAATAGTAAAGGATTGAGTTTTACTGCTGGTTCTGATACAATACAGAACTTAAATGTTTCAAATATTACCTGTACTAATTTATCAACTGCTTTATTTTGTGGTGCTGTTGGATTTAGTCCGAAGATTTTTAGTGATTTAATATTTTCTAATTGTGGTGTGGCGATTGAAAATAGGGGAGAATATAATCTTTTTAATAATGTTAATATTACTGCTTGTTCTTACGGTATTCTTAATTACGGAGGTAATAATAGTTATTCAAACGGAACTGTCAAAACTTGTAATTACGGTCTTATAGTTGGGACTTTCAACGTAGGTAATCCAGACCACTCAGGTATATTTAATTTTACTTTTAATCACAATATAAATGTTCCTATTATTTGTGCTTATATTAACCTTAGTTGGACTATTAGTAATTGTATTTTCTACGCTAATACAGGAACTATAGGTAATCCCACTCCTCCAACTGTTGCTAGTTTCGTTCCTGCTTCTTATCAGTCTCAAACTTGTAACGGTGTTTATATACAAGGAGGAGTGTGTGTTGAGATTTTAAATTGTGTTTTCGGTTTGAACGGTGATAATCCTATTTATATAAACGGTAGTAATTACTGTAATATTTGTAATAATCAATTTCTTCAATCGTCAGGAACTGCTTTTATTAGAGTAGCAGGTATTACTTTATTTAATGTTAATGCTAATTGTCTTGTTAGTAATAATAGTTACGGGGGAACTTTCCCTTACGTCACATTTGATAATTCTATTGACGCTAATACAATAAGTAAATCCACTAATTTTAAAATTACTAATAATAGCGGAGTGAATAACTTTGTTAATTTCAATAATACTGGTGTTGCTACAACACAATATATAACTGGTAATGCTCCTTTTTACACTATTAATGAAGGTCAGACTGATACTCTTGTTTTAGCAAATCTAGCACAAAACACTCAATTCACTATTAATTATAAAAGAAGTGGGAGTTATAATTATACTCTTGCTCCAACTTACACCGACCTTATTGTTCTACAAACAGGATTAGGAGGCACTAACGGGGTGCCTAATATTTGCGACGGATTAACAAATACTACAACAACATTCAACGGTTCTACCGCTCAAGTAATTAGATTTCACAAGGAAGGTAGTTATATTTTTCAACCTTCCGCACTTACTACTGTTAATGACGCTGGTTATTACACAATTTTTCAAACTGTGAAAGACGTTAATTTATATTACAATCCTACTTTAGATGCTACTACTGCTGTTAATTTAAATAGTGTTTTATATCTTAATTCAACTGTTAATATTACAACTGCGTTAGGAAGTGCTAATCAAAATATAACCCTACCTGACCCTACTTTTAGTGCTGGTTCTATTTATATCGGTTCAACAATTAAAATATTCAATAACACTAATTTCATTCTAACTTTGGGGAGACCAGGTGCGACGGGTATTTTTACTGGTGCTTACGGTAATGATACTACTTCAATAACTCTTCCTGATAATACTTGGGCAACAATTACTTTTGACGGAACGAATTATTTGATTAATGAAAGAAGTGCTAATTACTCTTTCCTATTTTCAGGAATAGCACCAGGTCTGGATTATACTTCTAGATTTAATTACACTAACGCCACATTAAATATAGGTACGACAAGTGCTGGTAATTTTAATTGGATTATTCCTTCTGCTACTAGGGCGCACCAGACCACTACAATAGTTAATAATATTGGAACTTTTGATATTACCTTTACAATTGCTAGTGGAGTTTTTTCGGGGTTTTACGGGAGTGGTTTGACCACCTTATTAATACCTGCTGGTAGGTGGGTTCAGTTATATTCTGACGGTACTAATTGGAGGGTTGATAGTAGAAGTCAAGATTATATTTATCCGATTTATCTTAACCCTACTACTAACTTCACCTCTAACAATCAATATCTAGATTCCACAATTGAATTAAATCCTCCTGACAACGCTCAATTCGGGAGTGGTCTAACTTTATCAGGAAATGCTACTCAATCGGGTACTGTGCTTACCACTACTGCTGTTGTCGGTGTTATTGCTGTAGGTTCTGTCATCACCTTTAATTCAGTTAGAATGATAGTTTATGCTCAAACAGGAGGAACCGCAGGTGGTGCTGGTACTTATATTGTTAGTTATAATCAGACTGTAGGTGTTTCTACTGCTTATACTGGTGTTGGTTCTACTATCCAAGTTATTACTGGAACGATGACCACAAATAGAATGATAGACCAATCTACTGTAAATATACCTGTTACTACTATTAATACAATAACATCGGGTGGTAATAAACTGTTTGCTGGAAATCCTATATACGCTAGTGGAATGACTTCTAATCTCACTTATTTGCTCTCACCTGGAGTGTCTCCTTTAGGTGGAACTGGTATTTGTAATATATCCGCTTGTCCGACCACCACTTATACTAGTGCTACTTTCTTCTCCACACAGGCGGGTCAGATTATAATCCCTAATCCAACAACTTCACTTTACCAAAGAAGAATAACTGTGATTAATAATTCCTATCTCCCTTGTAATATTGTTAATACTGCTGGAACTGCTGTTTTTGCTGGTCAATTTGGTCATCAAGGTAATACTGGTTTGAGTCCTGCTCCTGCTAATAACGCTTCTCAATATTTATTGATGCCTAGTAGAACTGTTGTATTGGAATGCGACGGAACTCGTTGGAATGCTATTACTGGGACGACTATCTCTGCTACAAAAGTCTTCTTTATGCAATCTTCTACTACTCCTGCTGGTGATAATACACTTGGTCTTGCTGGTACGACGAATGTTTATCCCTTAAATTGTAGCGACGGTGGTTTAAACAGTCTTTTATTTAATAATATAGGTGCTGGTGAGATACAAAATACTAGCAATTATCCGATGACGCTTTCAGTTAATTATAGAGTACTTTGGAATAATCCTGCTACTGCTACTGGTTCTTGTATAGGAAATAGAATGCTTGGTATTGCTTACGGTAGTAATTTAACTGGTGGTGCTGCGTCTAATTTCCCTCAAATAACATATTCTAATACTAGTCCTATATTCCAAACTGCTACTGTATCAGGTGTGAATGTTTCTTACACTTATCTCGTTAATACGATGACTCAACAAATTAGTCAAACTGTGGTTTTAAATTATAATGATAGTTTCAAACTACAATTAGGCAAACAAAATGCTTCTGGCACAACAGAGTCTATAAATAATTGTTATATTACAGTTCAGAGATTATCTTAAAATCTTTTTATATATTAAATGACGGAACTAAGTGAGGTATTTTATACCTTTTTGATTAGTAGTATTTGCGGAGTTGTTTTAGTCGGGATAAGACTTTGTTATAAATCAAAATGCAAAGAAGTTGATTTCTGTTGCTTAAAAATCGTAAGGGATACTGACGGAGAAGAAAAGTTAGACGAGCAACCTAAACGAAGTAATAGCGATACTAATTTATAAGTCCGCTTTAGAAAAGCACCAAAGTGACTGGCGTTGCGGACGGTGCAAAATATAATGTTATATAAATATAAGATTATAATGCCTACTGTGGAAGAATTGCGTGAGAAATACAAATTATTCGTATTGAAATCTGATTTTAGAATTGCTCAAGCAAATGCGGAAAAGTATTTAGGGAAAGATGTGAAATTAAGATTATCGCACACGAAAAATAAGAAATACGACGTGTATAACCCCTCTACTGATAAGTGGATTCCTTTTGGCGATATTCGATACGAAGATTATACAAAACACCGAGACCCAGTAAGACGCCAGGCGTATTTAAAACGAGCGACAAAAATCAAAGGTGATTGGATACTCGATAAGTATAGTCCTAATGCGTTGGCGATAAATATTCTTTGGTAGAAGGAAGCGGTCACCAGTCTCCGTAAGGATTTGCTTTCACTATAAGACCTCCTTTTAATCCTCTTCCTGCTCTTTTTACGTATTGACCTGTTTTACCGTCAAACACCCAATCTTGAACGCTCATTCCGTTTCTAGGTGCGAGTATTCTTTCCGCATCACCTAATCCTCCTGTTTTATTAAGATTTTTATTAAGATACACTTTGCTTATTGGGTTTCCGTTTGCGTCTGTTTTAATATTGTAGTATTCGCCCTCTAACCACCCTTTACCAGTAATTCTTGCCGCTACGTCAGTAACTGTGTTAGCGAGTTTCCTGAGATAGGGACTGTTCTTGAATAACTCTTCTGTATCCTGCTTCACCCACTCATAATCGCTCTGTGTCCCTAAATTGTTCGATTTTAATACGTTTAGAATAAAGTTTTGACAGTTGTTGTCGTAAGCGGAATACTTGAAATATCTATCTTGCATAGACTCTTGTGTCCTCTGTAGAATCTCATTAATAGTCGGATTACCTGATACTGAGATGCGTTTTTCCTCTTGACCTTCTCGTCCTTTAGGGATTTTCTTTGATACGTTAATAACTTCGTTCTTCTCCGCTAGAACCTCGCCCTTATCTGTTTCGAATACAATTGCTAAATGAAATAATTTATCGTATTCTGTTTCTCTGAGTTTCTTTTTAAAATCCCCGAGACTTGCTACGTTGAGAATATTGATTAGATAATCGGGAACTGGTACTCTAACCAATCTTGCTGAACTGACTCTAGCGTTTCCGACTTCTGTTAGCACCTTTCTTACTGCTGTCGAGTAATCAGCATTTCCGTATATTAGTCGCTCTGCTTCTTTCTTATATCCTTTTACTCTTTCGATTGGATTCTTTATCGGAGATGCGAATTGGTTTAATATTGGGGAGAACGGATTTATTCCTTGTCCAACTACCTCGTTTCCAAACCTCTTAATCATTTTAGTCGGTGGTCTCATTTCCCTCATTCTTTGACTATGAATCTCCCAGAGTAGTTTCCACTCTTTTAATAACTTTCTTGATACCTTGTCTGTTACGTATAAATCCTCGTCTTTTAGAAGTGGATACATTTCATTAATAAAATCCACAATATCTTGATGTCCTTTATCTGATTCATTCCACTTTATTATAGCGTTTCTTAATTCCTGTCTTACTAGATTCCTAAAATACGTCTTCCGCTCTCCCTCGTCTTGTATCTCCAAAAAATCTTGATAATCCAAATCCTCGTTTATCATCCCTCCTTATATATTCTGTAAATATTTTTTTCTGAATATACTATATAATGTCTGACTACTGCTATATTTGCGAAGAAACTTACACTCCTTATACTTATAAGTTCATTTACTGCTTGATTAATACTCGAAATCGTAATAAAAACTATTTTATTGAACAACCTGTTTTCGCCTTTGACTACGATTTTCTTAAAGTTGAATTGATTCGTGTTCAGTCTGATAGTGATGAGTACAATACTGCTCTTGAAAATAACTTTCGCCTCAATAACAATTCCGTATTGTTTAAACAATAGTTATATCGTAATTTTGTATAAAAGATTACTATATAATATTTAAGGTGGTAAGGTTATTTAGGAGAATATTTTATTTTTCTCCGTCTTATAAGAATTAGGTGTTGTGTATTTGTATATCGTAATCATCTATAAATCATTACTATATAATTTTCTTTCCCGTAAGATTTAATTCAGCATTATTTCCTCTGTCTTCTACTGCGTATATGCTAAAGGGAGGATTAAACGCTCTCGCTACCAACCCTCTTCTAGGTCTGATTTTTTAGGATTTTATTCAATTTTTTTAATCCACTAGGTTAATTCCTTGAGCAACAAATATCGTAATAATACCAATCTTAGTTCTAAAAATATCGTAATGATAACACGTTTGAGAAAAGGGTCTAGGGTAGGTATATAGACGAGATGCTTCCTTACTCCTCAACTTGCGACTTCCTCTACCACCGCCTTACGAGACGCCCTGTTAATCTTGAGATTGACGACTCCGCCCACCGAACTGATGTCATCCAGTATATTACAAATCCTTGTGTCTATTACGCACAAAATATACTAGAGACGCCCGAAATCCACTTCAAAATAGAGTCTGTTTATAAACGTCTTCTAGGAATTGCTCCTGAAACGAGTGATGAGTGTGTTGTTGTGATGTATCCTATAAGAGGGGGTAATAACTACTTCAATTCTCACGCTATTCTGTATCCGCTTGAGTATATTGACCCGAAAGACAATAAGGCAAAACGTAAGTGTTCTAACTGCCTGAAAGTGATACGCCCACGCAAACACGTTGAACGAGATTTTGCTAACAGACGATGCTGTGTATCCTGTGCTAGGAACGCCTCTAGGACAGACGTGAGTGAAATAATAAGAAAAATTGATTATCTTGGTTAGCGGGAAGGCATACCCGCCCGAAAATATTTTTTATAGCATCTGCAAGTAGTATCGTAATGATTATTTTCTAATTTCTTGAGCAACAAATATCGTAATGATACCGTATTGGGGGAAAGAGTGTAGAGGTAGTATATAAATGAGCGACCTTGCCGAACCCCCTCTTGTCTTCTTTGACGCCTCTGCCGAAGTTCTTGAACTTGCCGACCTCTGTCATTCTAACGCACCTTTGTTTTTTCCGAAAGAAAGGGTTGTTGAACGCACACAGACAACCTTAGTTTTTAACTTTACGACTCTACAATTCCAAGAATGCGACAGCGTGGATGCTGTGGAATGTTCTTTCTTCTCTGCTTGTTTGGAGACTGAGACTGATGATAATAAAATGCGTTATACGGGATTTGGATGTGGTTGTAAATCGTTCGTCTGTAAGACGTGTGTTTTACAATACATTAAGACGAATGCTAGTGGATTGAAATATAGGAGTTGCCCCTTCTGTCGTTCCGAGTCATTCTGCCCTATTATCCAGAAAACTACTAATCGTGAGGTTATAGGCACAGAAATAAAACCTATTACTCAGTTCCAAGTGGATAGATACTATAAAGAGTTGCGACTGCTTCCTAACTTTGATATAGCACGAGACTTCTGGGAGAGCAATATCAATAATAAATTATTTGCCGACCTCACCCCTTTCCAAGTGTATTACTGGAATGTTTTCCGTATCCTTAGTAGCGACGTTTGGAATGATGATTTGGAAGATGAGGAACTGGCGAAACGTTTCTATATTTGTGATGATAAGGGGTATTTGGATACGAGTATGAAAGATTTTAACGGCGGGGAAGAGTTATTAGAGTCTAGTATATATATCGTCGTGCGTGAAGAAGATTATAAATGCTATACACGTAAGGAGTTCAATATTTTCACGCCCGATGAGTTCTTGGACCGCCTACTTGACCTTTTCAACCAGACCCCTTCTCAGTTTTCTCATAGTTTTATTTTTCATCACACGCTAAGAGATGCGGTAAAAGAATCTTTCAGCGGGGATTCGTCAAATGATATATATCGGATGATAGTGGAAAGTGAAAATGATGAATTGATTCTAGAACTTGTTAAAGACCGCAACAGCATACGTGAAGCGATACGACTTGAGTATTTACCAAACTATGACTGGGGAGATATAACTGAGATGCTAGGGCATACAAATATTTTCACTACTACTACTAAGCACTTGGAAAATGGTGTGTGGATTAGTAGGAGCGTGTATATTACTGAGGACGAGACTAGAGTGTTGGCGGAACACAATTGAGTGAGGTGTGTTATAGCATAATCCGTGATAGAAATATAACCTGTTTAAAAATTATTTGGCAAGAAC